GCGACGCCGTTAAAGTAACCGTTGATGACAACGGCAATTTAACCGCCACTGTTGCCGGCGAAAAAGCAAAAAGTGTCTCCGTCCGGGTGATTGACGGCTTTTCTAACCGTAACTTATCTTGCCGGCTGATTAAAGACAAGCAAGGCAAATACGACGTTTTATACACGAATATTCCGGACGTTATGGAAGTCGCTGGACTCAGCGACATTTGCCGTGAGTTTGTGGAAAAGTACTTTTTAAGTAACTACATCCGGAAGTTGCTGACCCTGCCTAACCTCAATAACATTGTCGACATACTCACGCCCCAAAACGGCGGAAATGCCCAAGCGAATCCGCTTAGCAAGCCTTTCAATGCACTTGTTAAAGCTCTGGTTGTTTCGCTTAAGGCGAATATGCCGGCGAAAGCTAGCTTGATTAACGAAAAGACCGTTAAGACGTTTTTGGCAGATTTGCAGGCGGCTAATCTTATCTTAGGTAACACCACCGTGAAGGGTAAATCGGTAGCCGTTGCTGACTATATTAGGGCTCTTATAAAATGGCATTGTGAAAAAGAGTCGCCTAATGCTGTGAATTTTGCACACGGGGTAACCTTTACGCCTGATGACTACATCGGATACGCTGTCGCGCTTGCGGCAAAAGCAGTTGATCGCAAAGTGGAAACAAGTATTGACGAAGATGACTTGGACATCTAATTGCTTGCCGATAAATTGAGGGGCTTTAATTAGCCCCTCTTTTCTTGTTCTATGCTACAACCTTTACGTATACTAACTCAATTAAATACAATCACTTAATTAAACCAAACAACCACATTAAGGATTCACTAAAATGACAAACTTAAACACCTTTAATCAAAGCACAACCATATATTACAATCTCAACGCTTTTCAAAAACCCCGGCTTAAAACGCTATCTCAATTTACAATCGCCGATTTTTCCACCCTTGCCGAATATGTAGCAACAAATTGCTATTCTGCTAACTTACTCGATTTACCGCCGGAAAAAACAGCCTTGTTTAACTTGTTTAATACAATCGATTCAATGCAAACAGACAAGGCAATCGACGCCGCCGACAAAATCCGCTCCGGCTTTACCGCCGTTTTGCAGTACTTACCCCGATTAACTATCACTGATTACATTAAATTGCTTGCAGATTCGGCCGCTGCTTGTGCAGTCGATACTCAATTGAGTGAAAACTGGCAAGCCGTCCCGGCTATTCTATTGAACTTAATTGACAACTTAACCACCGAAACGGCTAGCAAGAGCTTGCGAATCAAGCAATTTGAAGCGGAACAAAGAGCCCGATTACGTGCGCGCGCCGAGCGCCGAGCTAGCTTGGCAGAAAGAGAGTTAATTGAGCGGCGTAAACAGCGAGCCAAGCAGGTTCAAGCACAAAAAACTAACTTAAAGATGTTCATTAAGGCTCTGTCGGTTACCACCGACGAGGCGAGTTTTTCCCAGAAGGTGCTTAAGATGGCGGACTTAATTGACAACGACCTAGATTTATGATTCGCTTGCTTCGCGTCGTTCATCATAAATAAGCACTTAATTGGGCTTCGGCTTAACAAGCACCTACTTAACTTAGCCGAAGGCAATTAACTCTAAGATTTGCACTCAATTTAGATGGAAAATTTTTGTCTAGAATGGGTGCAAATTTTTGTCTAACTTTGAAGTTAATAGGGGCTGTTTAGTCGGTAATTAGGTTATTTTTTGCTCAAGGTATTCAAAATCCGAGTACATTAACCAACTTTTAACTTAATTACCGACTGGACGTGCGTTACGATTTTTCCTACGAAGTGGGTTTTTGAGCTCAATTAACACTTTTTTCTTGACAGCCTGCGCTCGCTTAACAGCTCGCTTCGGCAAACTCAATTAACTTGCCTTCGTCGCTCGCCCAGTGCTTTACACCGAAACATTTAACTTACTTGTCTTCGACCATCTGCTGCCTTTAATTAACATCGGCCACAAGGCCGCTTAAACAGAGAGGATAACCAAATGCCCATTTCACTAGCTGACTTAATTGCCTCAGCCTCGCCTTCACCGTTGAAACAAGCCAACTCCATTGACGCTACACAAACAATGCCTTCACCGACAACTTCACCGGCAACTAACTTAATTGACACTGATGCACAAGCAACTTCAGAATTTAATTGTCTTAACAATGCTCTCGATGCAAGCCAGCAATCGGCGGTGCGTAACATCTGCTCGAGTCAATTAAGTATCCTGACTGGAGCCGCCGGCACTGGGAAAACCTTTACATTGAAGGCTGTTTTGCAGGAGCTGCTAACTAAGTTCGATGCCTCAAGCATCTTCCTCTGCGCTTTCACGGGCAAGGCGGTGCTTAACATCATCAAGTCAATTAAGTCAGACCCTGCCCTAGCACCATTCATTCCCCAGTGCCTTACACTGCACAAGTGGCTCCAGTTTGTGCCTGAGTCAATTGAGATACCAGACCCAAGTAAGCCCTGCGGATACCGCCTAAGCCGCCGATTCGTTCCGACCTTTAATGCAGCAAACAAGCGAATTGACACCAAAGTGTTAATCATCGACGAAGTGTCAATGGTATCCAACGAACTTATGCTTCAAACCCTCGCAGCTCTAGACCTGCACAGCCTGCATAAGTTAATTCTCGTGGGCGACATCAACCAGCTTCAGCCAGTCATCGGCAAGACAAGCATAGCTTACTTTGGGGCGCACTCCGGCTGCTCCCTCAATTATCTTACTACTGTGCACCGGCAAGCTGATGGGAATGACATCGTCCAAGCAGCTCACCTTTTCAAGTCAGCCAACTTACTTGCCCTGCAACAGGCCATCAAAGCTAAGGAGTTCAAGAACGTTAAGTTCATCAAGGCCGAAAACTACCTTGACCTCTATCGGATTATTGAGTTAATTAACGAGAAATACCACCCGCGCTTCAATGAACAAGAGGACTGCATTATCACCCCGACCAACGTCGGAGCTACTGGACAAGAGATTCTCAATCAGCGGCTTAACAAGTATCTCGGCGTAACTAAGCAAGCAGTGCTTTGCGGCGTGGTAATTAAGTTATTCGGCGTCGGCGACAACGTGATGTTCACGAAGAACAATTACGAAGACGGCTATATCAATGGTACAACGGGTCGCATAATTGAGATGCAACTTAATGAAGACGTGATAACGACTAGCGGCGCAAGTGAAACAGCATCGCAGCAGCAACAAAACGCTCAGCCCGGTGAACTAAGCCCCGATGAACTTGCCAACTTAATTGACCAATCAGCTCAACAAAGCACCTCGCAAAATGCTGAGCAAAGCGAAGCAGATGAAGAGGGCTTCTTCTCAAAGAAAGCTAGCCACACTTTAACTATAGAGTTCATTGACATCTATGGCACTTTACGTCAAATCAGCTTGAGCACCATAGGCGAGATAAGTAACTTGCTCCTCGCCAACGCCATCACCTGCTACAAAGCGCAAGGCTCAACGTACAAGCGGTGTATCATCAATTTACTTGACTGGAAAAATGGCAACTCAATTAACAACGAATACGCCTACACCGCCTTAACTCGGGCTTCTGACTTTGCTTGGGTAATTTACAACAAAAGTGGCTTAGCCAAGCTCAAAAACCGCCAGCTGCCCGGCTCTTCGGATAGGGAGAAAATTGAGAATCTTATCTCAAGTAACTCAGACAGCGAAACTGCCGCTTACATTGAGGACTTCCTTAACAAGTGGCTTCGAGGAGCGCCAGCTTGACAGCAAATATAAACAACACAATCAAGTAACACAGTATAAACAAGCGCCAGCAGGCACACAATGAAAGGACATTAAGATGAACAACATAACACCGTGTGCAACGCACACTCAGAAAGTACTCCACGTAGAATCCGGAGCCGAACTTTTGAAGTTAATTAAGTCAGACTCTCAATTAGCACAGGCAGATGTAATCCGGCTAGTGGAGAAAGCCAACGGCTTCTACGCTGCAATTCCCTTGCTTGACCTACTTGACGCTTCCGCTTCAATGAAGTTGCAGCAAGGTTCAAAGCAATTAACCTTCACTGGCCGCGCCAAGTTAAGCTACACCTTTGAGGCCGCTCAGCTGAAGAATCTCAATCAGGTTCTCGAGTTCCTTAGCTACTCCCTGCAGGACATCACAATTAAAGCGATGGACTCAACAGGAACTTCAAACAGCAATAACAGCTACGAAGGTATAATTGTCTTGGGTGAACTCACCGTAGCCGGCGAACATCAGAACTTTCCATTAACTTCCAGTGCCCTACGCCGCAAAGTCATAACAGCGCAGCTTGACTTCCTCCCATTCGCCATGTTCAATGCAGCACAGCGCAACCCACTTGATGGCTCTTATCAGAACTTAATTAAGTGGAATTCGGGAATGAGCTTCGAGCAGCAGGCAGCGAGCCCGCTTGGGACTTTGGACTTAATTATGTTAGAATACAGCGAAACCACCTTGCGTGCTGTCCTGCGTCAGCGCCACTGGGAGGGCTTTGTCTTCTATGACTCAAGCAGCTCTTTCATCCCAAGCAAACGCACAAGCCGCGTGGCCGCCCTGAAGTTCCCTGTGTTCATTCCGGCTCAAGTAACTTCATTCGCCTACAACTACACAACGAGGGGCCGAATCATAACTCAAGTAACTTGTTGCACTGCCGAAACCGCGCTGTCAGACGGAACTACATTGCCTTCAAAGCGTGTAATCCTCGGCTCTGGAATCGACGACTTAATGCGCAGTAAGCTCGAGGCCGGCTTTCAGGTTGAGCTCTTAATTAAGTGCGAACACGTTAATCGAGATGGCAACTTAATTAAACCAGTAATCGCCAGCAAGACTTACCTAGCTGAAGCTAAGGCAAGTGGGCAGTAATGCCCACTGCCCAGGTTACGAATAACGAATCCAGACCTGCTACAAAGTAACTCCTACAACGCAACGCAATTAATAGCAAACATGGCTAAAACCACCATCACTGAAAGGACAATTAAGATGACAACAATAACTAGATATTCCAAGCCGGCTTCCAGAAGCCGTCAAGCAACTTCCAAGTCAAGCAAGTTCACCCAGAGGCTAGCCGAAGAAGTTAAAGCATACAGGAAAGCTAAGCTGACCTTTCGCGTCTATGCTTCAATGGGCGATTTTGCCAAGGCACTCAATGAAATCACTCGCTTCAGCCAGCACCCAGCTATCACAGGCAGTGGCTCAGAGGGTGCTTGCTTCAGTAAGTACCCAGCTAGACGGACTCAAGGAATGCTCAAGCTGATTCCGGCGAAAGAGTTAATTAACTTCCGGCTCGAACACGGCTCTAAAATCTGTTTTGGGAACCTCGAGATAATTGACACCCACCTGAAACAGCGGCGCCACAAAGTTGTCTACAACTTAATTGCCTCGGAGAAACTCAAGGTAACTCGAAGGGAGCTTAGCAGCTACATTCACGAGTGCCTTGCACAGCAGTCCTATAGCTACCACCTTTGCTTATTCTCTGATTGGGGTATTCAAGTTAATTGGGTTGAGCAGAAGCTAATCAGATACAGCGAAGCCGCAGGCGAGGCCGCCGATGCCAATTAAGTTGAAAGAAGTTAAGCGACATATCAAGTTAATTGAGCGTCGCCAAGAACAACCCTTTAAGATAGTTGTAACATTCAGTCGCAATGGACTTATAACGCGGCAGGAAGTTCATTCAGTCAAAGATTTTGTTTACTTATACTTTGACTTGATGTATAATAACAACGGAATAATCAACCTTTACATAGAGGAAACAGACAAAGATGATTAGCTTAAATGAATTATTTAAAACAATGCCAGCAGGCGCATCTGTTAAGCAAGATGCTGGCTACGAAGCCTCAAAGGAATCAGAAGTCAATTTATTGAATGCTCCGATAGGTGCTGTTCAATCAGCTCAGGTGTGGTCAACCGACCTCACAGCGCTGGCCAATTTTGAGGACTCAATTGACTATATGAACCGCATTGAGGCGATGCCACCACTGGCCGACTTAATTGGCCTGTACTCCAAAGAAGCGGCCGACGCAGCCCTGCAACTTAACAGCGAGCAAAGCGAACTGTTATCATTGGTTCACAACGAGCTCAGTAAGATAGAAGAATCAATTGACTTGAAGCAAATCGACACTGCGGTAAGTGCAATAATGGAGCGGCTTCAGGAGAATCCCGAGGTTCTGAACTGCGTTCAACCTAAGGATATGCGTATCTTAATTAACTCCTTCGACCGCTTGTACGCCACGAAGTCGGCAGTTAGTTCAGCGCGTAAAGAAAAAGCGGCCGAAAAACGGAGCAACAAAGCTAAGCAACTTGCATTTTTAGAGGACCTAGACAATGAACTCGACATCTAATCAGACATCTAATCAGACATCTAATCAGGCACTCAAGCTAAGCGCAGTAGGAGAAAACAACTTAATGGACTATTGTGGCGCCACGCTGATTCCGGTAATTGAGCACCACATAAAAGGTACCCCAGGCACCAAGCGCCTTTATGTCGAAGTAGCTTTGAGCCACTATTATGCCCTCAGCACAATTGAGATGTTAAAGCAATTTATCAACAAGCACCTGAGCAGCTCCGTAGGCTGGAACATCAAAGCCATTGAGTACCGCGAGGCCGCTTTTCTGCTCTCGATGTTAATTATGCCTGTCGAAGTTAAGCGAGCTTCAAAGGAAGAAACAAAGTTAATTAAGGAAAAGAGCCAGCTAGCAGAATACAAGAAAGTAACAGCAGTTGGCTCACATAGTAGCCATAAGGCTACCTGTTGGCGGTGGTGCAACAAGGTAATTAACATCAATGGCTCATTTGCCACCTTGGAACACAAGCTTCTTACAGCAGTCAATGAGGCCGATGCTGATGGCTTTGTGGCAATTAACTGCACCTGCTTAATTGACCCTGCAATTTGGCCCGCGGCTCCGGAGGCCCAGCCCAAGCTCGAGCGTCAATTTAGAATTGAACTTAATCGAGCGGTCAGAAAAACGCCCCTGAAGTATGCACGCTTGCAGCTCATCAAGGAGAATCACGTAATCAAGTTTTCATTAACTCCAAGAGTTCGTTGGGTCAAGTGCTTGGTTTGCGGCGAATTGAAACCTCAAGAAGAGTTCGGGCCGGCTAAGACCATATGTCTTAATTGCCTTGAAATAATGGAGGCATCTGAATGAGCGACGCAAATGAAAGCAAAGCAAGCGAAGCGAGCAGAAATGCCATCTCAATTAGCTACTCTTCCTTAGGTAGCTTCGGGAGCTGCCCAATGCGCTTTGTCCTGACCAAGTGTAGTAACTTTGAAGTTCCACGCCGCAGCTCAGCAGCCTCGCTAATTGGCACCGCTGTCCACGAAGCATTCCAGTTCTACCTCATCACAAGGAACTTAGATGGAGCAGTCAAGGTGCTTATGTTGAAGTACCCAATTAAGTTGAAGAAGGCGATGCAGGGCAATTACCACTTCTTAACAGCCTACCGCATTTTGAGGGAGCTTGTTAATTGGTTCGAGAACAGCAACTACGACTTACTTTATATCAACGAGAAACCGGCCATTGAGTTCAAGGTTGATACAACATACTTAATTGCGCACACCAATGAACGCAAAAACGGAGTGGCGCCAGCCCCTAGAAAGGTTACCCTTGACAAAGTCAACTACATTGGCTTCATTGACGCCATCTTCATTGACCGCACAAACGGCGAAATCATAGTATGCGACATTAAGACTTCGTCAACTACCAGTTCTGAGGAGGAAGAGATAAGCAAGTATGCCCTAAGCCCGCAAACTGTTGAGTACGTAACTAACATATTGAACTTACTTGGGTTCGACCAGCAGGAATCGACCTCGCTTATCTCAAGCATCAAAGTCCTCTACTTAATCTGTAGGTTCAAAGTAACTGAGTACGCAATTAACCCTTTGTTCCTAAGTAAGACCCCAGAGTGCGTTGACAACCTGATGAACGGGCTGCGGCAAGTTGTAAGGTTAATTGAGTCAAACGGCCTAAGCACGGCGGCCTATTACAAAAGCGGTAATTGCGTCAGCTATGGCACTCGGTGCCCGTTTTTCGAGTGGTGTCAATCAGGTGCGGAGTGTCAATTAACTCTTCAACAAGCCGAAGACCCGAGGAAAGCCTATAGCACCAAGAAGATATATAAGGTACTTGAGGTATAACAGGGCTAAAGCCACAATAGAGTGATACGTAAGTATCTTGGATTAATTTAACGAACGAAGAGAGTTAAAATGAAATTGAGTGAATATCTTAATAAGAAACCAGTCATAAAAGTCCTTTGCTTTGGCGAGGGCAAGACCGGTAAGACAACATTTGTTACTGATGTGTTCAACTTAATTGACAAAGGTTACCACATCATCTACATTGACTGCGACAAGTCAATGAACATCATATTCAACCAAGCGGCCAAGTTCAAGCATCTTGATAAAGTCGACTACTTTCAGCTTAGGGACGAGCAGCACATCACAATCTTGCCATTCGTCAATGCCCTGATAAGCAAGTGCGACTTCTACTACAACCAAGATACTGGAGAGGTGGTCAGCGATGCGCGGTTGCTCAAGAATAGAAGTCAATTTACTTGCATTCACGCAAGCCGCATTGATGAGCATACAATCATAATCCTCGACTCGCTTACCAGCTTCGCGGAAAGTATGTTCAATAAGTTAAGGGAGAAGCAGCTGTATGTAATGGGTAGCTTTGACAAGGATAAGCTGTACAACGGTCAAGTACAGCAGTACTACGGAGTGCTCTCAACGGAGTTCTTTGAGTTCCTTGACAGGCTCAGCAACTTAGCGGCCTCGGTATTCGTGATTTCACACACCAAGACAGTTGAAAGGAAGAATAAAGCCGGCGAGGTAATTGAGCGGAAAATCTACCCGCTGTCAACTACCATCAATGCGTCAGAGGCTCTAAGTAAGTACTTCGATGAATGCTTGTACTTCTATTCAAGAGCCGGCAAGTATTATGTTTCAGCTCAAGCAACTTCAGAAGTTTGCGGCATTGGAGGGCGGCAGCTCGAGCCCAAAATTTACCAGTCGAGTGAATTAACTCCGAGCATAATCCTCCAGAAGTACAACCACCAACTCGATGAAGCGCCGATTCACGACATCAAGTTAATTGAGTCAGAAACTGCCCACGAAGCCTCCGGCCCAGCGATTGCACTAACTTCAAACAAGCTAACCTTGTAAATTAAGGGGCTCCTGTGAGCCCCGCAATTATGCACTCAATTAAGTGCACCTCAAATAACATTAATATTAACATTAACCTATAAGTAAAGAAAGGAATTTACTATGAGCAATGAAATCAATTTCCTGGACGTCAACTCTAATGAAGTTAAGGAAGTATCCACTAACTTTGTGTGGCCGAAAGGTACCTATGCGCTTAAATTGGAAGAAGTTAAGCAGGTTGACAATGAAACTTGCAGCCGAATTGTCTTTAGCTTCGTAATTGAGGACGCCGCCGATGTTAGCAGCTCAATGGACATCTCCAAGATAATTGGCAAGAAAATGGTTTACAGCCTGCCTATCTTCAACCAGACTCCTGAAGATATCGCTGAAAGTTTGGGCAAAGTAAAATATGCTATCCTGAACTCCGGGGCCAACAAAGAGACTCAAGGAACTTTGATGGACTTAATTAACTCGGCAATCGGCCAGGTTACTTGGCACAAGGTTTTCGAGCAGAATGGTAAAGATGGCGTAACCAGAAACCAGATTGACTGGACTGAGTACAAACCGAAAGCTTAAGCATTTCACAAAACGAATCAGGTGGGTGGGCTTGTCCCACCCCACTTAACTCCAACCGCATAATCAGGTAATGCAAGATGATTATCTTAAATATCAGCTCACACGATTCAGCTAACCGGATGCTGGGACAGATGCTAATTAACTCAGCCGCAAAATTCGGCCTCCCGAAACCCGCCGTCAAAATCCTGACGGGTACTAATCAAGTTACCAAGTTCATTAACAAAGAAGCACTTTTGGGCCTCAAGGAAACCATCTTCATAACAGATAACATTAAGTATGCGAGCAACCACAAGAAGCCGCACTTCTGCCAAGGGGAAGTTACTTCACTAGAGGCCGAAAATAGCTTCGTCATTTACTTGAGTTGCAAAGAGATAAGTAGCTTCTTCAACCCAGCTAGCCGCATTCACTATGAGCACATCTGTGAAAAGGCTGTGTTACTTAACTACCACCTCCTCCCGCAGTTCAATTTCATCTACAAGCCAATTTACAGCACGGCCGAACTTCGTACCTTCGTTGAGTGGCTTACAAATAGTTCAGCAAATTGTAAGTGGCTAATTGGCTGCGACATTGAAACCAGCAACTCACTTATCACCTGCATCTCATACACCCTAATTAACCTTCGTGCGCCTCGCGCGCCCTTGAGCTTCTGTGTCGACTTAATTGAGTATGCTTCAGGAAACCGCCTCGGAGAATCCAACATTCAGGTGTACCTTGAGAAGCTTGCACTAATTAGGCAGCTGCATAGCAACACCGCAATTAGGTTCGTTTTCCACAATGGCACCTATGACAACTCGTACCTAATTAAGTATAGCTGCCCAGCTTGGGCCTATAGATGGGACACCCAGTATCTCTTTTATTCAATGCACTCCCTGAGCCGCAAAGCTCTATGGCACGTAAGTAGCTCAGTCAACCCAATGTACAAGTATTGGAAAGAGGAGATTCGAGGAGGTGAGGAAGATGACCTTGATGTTAAGGAAAGCGGAATGCCACATACAGTCGATGGATACAAGCGCTACCTACGCTACTGCGCCCTCGATTCATTCCAGACGCTGACTAACTTGTTTTATATGTTGCAGTTAATTAACTTCCACTACAAGTGGGCGCCCCGAAATTACGGCCAGATTCATCGCTTGAACTTAATCTATATGGAAATGCAATTCCACTCATTTCCTGTTGACCGCGAGCACTTAACCCAGATTATCCAGGGTAAGTCAATTAAGTCCAACAAGGTAAAAGCTCTCTTTGAATATATCTTCGCCGACGCCCTGCCTAACTTCAACATCAACAGCGTGGCAACGAAGCGGAAAATCTTTTACGACTTACTTAAAGCCACACCAGTAGGCGGGGCCCTGAGCACGGATGCCGACACTCTCAGCCAGTTAGCTAAGCAGCACCCGTTAATTGAGTGGTTCGCAAACAAGCTCAAGGAATATCAAGAGAATAACAAGTTCGTGAGCGACTTTGGTAAGTTACTTAACACAACAACAATAAGCTGCAAGCTTAACGCCACCGGTACAATTACCTCGAGAGCCAACGCCAAGGCAACGGACTTCAATAAAGGTCGCAACTTGCAGAACATCACGGCCGAAATTCGAGAAGCTTTTGTTGCGCCGCAAGGCTACCTAATTGCCGACATCGATTACAGCCAAGCAGATACGTATTTTGTGGCCGCTTCAACGGACGAGAAGATGTTTCAAGTAGTTACTGATGACAGAGATACGCATGCGGTTCACGCAAGTCAGGTATTTGGAATCCCCTACGAGGAAGTGCTGGTGCACAAAGGAGATAAGCACAGCGCGCGAAAACTCGTAAAGCCAATTAGCCACGGCGGCAACTACTTTATGACAGCGAGGACTATGTACGCTAGGTTGCTAACGGAAATCGGTACAACGGGACTTCAGCAGATGGCCGAGCGGCTCGGCCTACCTAAGCCCAAATTAACAAAAGACTTCATTAAGTTATGCGAAATCGCGCTTCACAGGTACAGAGCACAATATCCGAAGTTACTTCACTGGCACTACACCCTCTACGGCGAGCAAACGGCGAATCAGGGCCTCATCTCAACTGCCTTCGGGTTTACCACGTGGTTCCCAATTAAGATGGATAAAGAGAAAGTCGATGGAGTTTTGCGCCAGATAGCTGCTTACAAAGGGCAGGGTGGAACAGCTGGCTTAATGAACCGCTTCCTAGTCAACACTTACTTCGAGGGCCGCTCTCAGGAATTTGACTCAATGGAGTATCCTGAATATGGCAAGTTAATGAAGGAAGCTCTGAAAGCTGGCGACTTCATACCTGTGGTTCAGGTGCATGACTCCATTGTCTTCTTCATTCGAGAAAGCAAACTACACCTCTTAGACTCGATTATGAAGCAGATGATGGCGCCAATTAACTACAATGGCCACCAGTTCCATGTACCCGTTGAATGTGAAGTAGGCCGCTTTTGGTCGAAGAGGTTAATGAGCACATACAAGTTAGGCGACGTCGAAAATTTCGACCTGAGCAAATTACACACTTTAGAAGAAAGGACTTTATAAAATGACAAACATACTGAAAGAAAGATTAGATGATTGTATCAGCACAATACTCAAGTACCCGAATTTATTCGGGACGGAAATTGACTCGTTGAAGTTAATTAGCCAGTATGGCAAAAAGCCGGTCTGGCAAACCAGAGTTATTGATGGTCATATATTTGAGGTTGTCGAATTAACTTTCGGAATCCCAACTACAGAATATGAAGTAAAGCGAATATTCACAGAGGATGAAGTTCCAAACTTAATTGACTTCTACAAACTTCAGCAAGAGTGGATGGAAAAATTCGGCTTGGTTAAGGAAGTTTATCGCTTTGCCAGTGCTGATGATATGCTTAAAATGTGTCAGTACATTAGCCAACGAGGTCTGCGTGGAAGCATAAGCTACTGCTCAGGGGAAGATAATCAAACACCAGCAGTCATCTTAATGGACTTCTATGAATGCCCCGAAGAAGTAAAAGCTATCCATAGAACCACCATTCTTTGCCACGACTGGATAATGGAGCGCGAATATTTGGACGAGGCAATTAGCGAATTTTTAGAAAAGCGCCTTGACTTGACAAATTAAACAAAATGAATTATTATGTAATGGTACCACTAAGCCGGTACATTTGTTTTAACTCAATTAACATAAGAAAGGAAATTAAGATGGCAGAAGTAATTAAGACCGCAGCTCCGATGTGGGCAGATGACTACGACAGCCTCGTTGAGTTGCTTGAGTCTATTGGCGACGGCACTTACGATAGCCAGACTATCGCCCCTGAGTTGTGCCAGATTCCGCCGCACGTAGCTAAGCTGCTGGCTGCTAAGTTGGTAGCTCTTAAACCGGCAGCTGCTTAACTCTTAAAGTTAATGTACGGTAAAGTGCGAGGGCGGCCCTGAGGTTCGCCCTCCATTAAGAAAGGAATATCATTAAGATGCGCATACACAACAAGTTAATTAAGCGCTTCATTGAACTCAACCAATATACAGAAGCTCCGGAGCTTTTCCTTGTATGGAGCTTACTTGGGATAGCATCTGCTTGCGCAGCCCGGGAAGTATCCTTTCAATTAGGTGATACAACAATTTGGCCCAATCAGATGATACTCTTAGTTGGCAACGCCGGAGTCCGGAAGTCAACGGTGATAAATACAATAAGACCGCTAATTCCCAGCTATGTTACTTTAGCCCCTAATGAACTTGAGGCCGGAAGTAACGGCTTGGTTCAATTTATGGCCGGTATCACCAATGTTCAGCAGAAGCGCCTCGAGAAGAAGTTACTCAAGTATGAGCACATAGTACCAGAAGATGATATAAGTGACCTGTTAAATTCAGACACAAGTAACATAGAATGTAAAGTAAGAAGTAAGAATTTCAGCACTCCATTGATATTAAATAGTGAATTTAGTACATTTGCAGGAACCGGCTCGTTTAAGTTATTCACAACTTTGAGCCACTTATGGGACGGTTCAGATTATAATAGACAAGGAATAGAAATTAAAGAACCCTTAATTAACATCTTATCAGCTATAACTCCAGCAACTCTGGCCAAAATTTTGCCGCCCGAGCAAATGGAGCAGGGCTTCGTAAGTAGGTGCATTTTTGTGTATGGTTCTAAGGAAAAGCAGATTCCACGGCCGAGATTTTTCACGCCCGATAAGATGCCAGAGTTAATTGACGCCTTTAAGAACATTGAGTTTGTATATCACAACACGACATTTGATGAAACACCTGAAGCAGCAGAATATCTTGATAATCTCTATATGTTAAATAAGCAAGTTAAAGATTTCCGCTTCACGTATTACAACGCGCGGCGACATATACACTTAATTAAGACGGCAATGTCAATCGCCATCTTATCAAACAGTACTACATTAACAAAAGAAATCTATGAAGATGCCGATGAGATTTTGAGCACAACGGAGGCACTAATGCCTGAGGCACTTGGTGAATATGGTTTGAGTAAATTGAGTGAGGCTAAGCAGAAGCTGCTTGATTACATCAGGCAGTCAGAGGCCCCAATTACCTATACAGAACTTAGCCGCCTCGCAGCTAAGGATATGCGGGACGCTGACTTCAGTGCCATTTTGCAGGGCTTCGTCAATGAGAAGAAAGTATTTACTTGGGTTGGTGCCAACAATGTGCGCTTCTACTCGACGGCCAAATCTTCGATGAATCTTCAATGAACTTAGGAAAGGCAATTAACTATGGGAATAGATAAGCGGCGTTTAATTATAAGCGTCATAACCAAACAAATCCAGACCTACTGGCCGGAGCTCAAAATTTCGCAGGGCACAATTTACTTTTACTACTTAATTGAGGGCTGGTCAGACACTCTGTATACAGATACCACTGGAAACCAGACCATTGGGTTGGGGCATAAATTAACAGCTGAAGACAAATTGCGGCTTGAAAAAGGCTTGAAGCTCGATAGAGAGCAGCTCGTTTGCTGGGCCGCTAATGATATTGTGAAGTCAATTAACTTGGCAGAATCGCAGCCCGAGTACAAGAGCAAGGTCATCAGGCCAGTCTTCGGCTACTTGATATTCAACTTGGGGGCTTATGGATTTTCAAAGTTCGTTAACTTCCGAGCTGCGGCCCTCAAGTTTCAGGAAATGATGACAGATGTTAATGCACTTAAAATGCTCAATGAACTCGCAGACTCAAAATGGGCCACGCAAGTTCCTCGGGCTTTGCGCATCATCTCGAATTATGTGCTAAGGGGTGAGGTAACAGCTAATTATCTCGATGAAGCAGACTACCACTTCAAAGGTGAGAAGATTCACCCGAATCTTCGAGAGGCCACTTTTCGAGAGCCAAGCTACTTTAACCTGCCAGAACATCACTCCTAAATTAAATCGTATCAACGAAGCAAGTTAAGGTAGCAAAAAGAAAGGGTGGAATCAATTAAGATTCCACCCTATTTTTATAATCTAATTTTATTCTCCTTTCAATTTAATTCCTTTGTTTTGTTCCCACTGGGCACCCCGGTGCCCTAGTCTTCAAGTGGCTCGAACAAGTCCCTGTAGGCTTCATAGGAAGAAGCACTCATTAACTTCTGCATATCATTAAACGCCGCAATGCTATCCTGTGAACCAAGCAACTCAATCTGTCGGTCAACCTTAGTCATAGTAGCAGCATTATACTGCGCCTGCGCCCAAGGTATAAAGGCGTCAAGCGAGCCACCAGACTTAATGTAGCCTTCAAATGCTTGAGTAATTAAGTCGGTATCAATTTGCACGTTACCTGACCGCAAGAACCTAAAGCCGGCCTTAAATGCTTTTCGGAGGTCATTAAGTTTCTCTTGGTTAATTGCGTCCCTAGCCCGCATTCGGGATTCGAGGCGCCAATTTTCTGCTTGCTCAATTGAGTTGAAACCAAGTGCAGTAACTAGGCTGTTAATCCGCTGGATATTTCCATTGCGGTCAACTGAGTAAGTAAACTCATTCCCGTTCTCATCATACATTTGATTGCCCAATTTAGCAAAAGCTCTAATTGACGACACCGGCGAATACTGGCTAATTAACTCTTGAAGCCGATGGGCGCTCAGGCCAACTTCGCTCTTCATTGCCCCATACATATCCTTAACCAAATTAACAGAATCATCTAGCATTGACACAACAGGGCTAATGTCCTGCAATGTGAATGAGCCGTTAATTGGCAAGAAGCCTCCAGTAACAGGGTCGATGTCGCCGCGGCTACTTAAGTCAGTATCGACAAGTGAGCCCAGAGTGTACATTGCGGCCCGAGCAGCGGAGTCGCTTCCCAAGGCATTTCTCAAGTAACTATAAGTATCCTCTTCGCCCTCAACAGGGAAAATCACATTCTGCATTACTTGACTAAAAGGAAGCGAATTAAGTCCAAAAGTCAAGTACTGCGTCCCAAATGCTTTGAGCACTGAGGCGTTTCCCAGAGAGTAGGCGTCAAGTAACTGCTGCATCACATTGAGCTTGTATGTCTTAAAGGTTCCAAGCAACGCCGGAACAGCACCTCTGTACACATTAGGTTTATTCAACACACTATAGTTACCAACAACGTTATCAGAGAACTGCTTAGCAAAGATGAACTTCATCTGCTGAGTCTTCAAGCCAGCGCGCCCAGCAAGTTCGTGGCCCATAAGAAAGCTGAAAGACCTACTTAACTCTTCCGTCTGGTCGGCGGCCGCTGTAGCTCCTTTGTTAATTAACTTTAGGGCTTGCTTGAACAGCCCAGAATCGGCCGCGACTTTAGTCGGCTCGAATACAATATCACGAAGCATGTTAGCATCTCGGCTAACATACCCCTGTTTTTCGGCCAGCTGAAGAATCACCTTGCCTTTCTTACTAAACTGCTTCTTAGTTGCCTCGAAGAAAGCACCAAGCCAATCGACAGTACCCCAACGTTGAGTCATATCAACTTCGCGTCCGTAGAAGCCAACTCGAGCAGCATAGCTAGCGGCGTCTTCCCACTTAGTCGGGTTAAGCGACATCGTGGCAAAGTGGCTCATTGGCACAACACCAAGTACATTAAGTACAGCCTGGCTCATGCGCCCAAAGCGAAGCAAGCTCCAGTTTACAAGTTGCTGAAGTTTATGCGTAACCCCGAGGGCATTAGCTTTTGGCAGCTTCCCAATTACATTAGACATCAGCTTCTGCTCATCGGCAATTTTCAAGTCCTTGGCAATTTGGTCATTCAACTTACTTGAGTGCAAGTCGCACATTGAACTGTAGAAGCTGTCAACCACTTCATTGAACTTCTGAACCGTCGGCGAGGTATTTACGGAGCGGCCGTTCAGTAAGTTAATGTACTCGTGAATCGCCCTCCGAATCTCAGGAGAAGTGCCAGAATTCTCGCCAAGCATCTTGGCGTACTGAGCCTCTCGATTGAAGAACGCCCCTTGGTACATCTTGCCCAAACCTTGGCCACGCTTAATTAAGTCGTTGTACAAAGTCGAGGCAATGTCCGGGTCGTATTCGAAGGCCAAGCCAATTGACGTCCTGTCCAAGCGCCCGCTGTTATACTTCAACTTACTGTACTCGCCAGAAGCATTAACCCAGCCGAGCCACTCTTCATCGGGGTCAATTAAGTGGTCGCGCTGAACGTCGGCCCGAGATTTCACTTGTAGCTTAGAACCCTTGCCGGCCCACATAGGCGAGTACTGATTGAGAAGTTCAAGTTCCTTAGCAGTGGCCGCTTTTAGCTCCTTGGCCGAATTTTCGGTTACGGTGCTAATTAACTGGTCGCCATCATAGATGAAATTAACTTCAGAACCCAACTTGTTGGCAATGTGGAACGGCTGCGTATACTGTGCATTGCCACCAAACGCCCTGACAATCTGCTTGCGCCCGCTGTATAGATCATTGTTAATTGACTTATACAAGCTAAGGAACTCTTCTGTAGATTCGCTCAACTCCAGAGTTTTGCCCTCAGCAATGTTAGCTAAGTCTGGCAATGCCGTTGTCTCTAAGTTGCGGTAGCTATTAGCTTGGTCTGGAGTAAGCAACCCAATCTGCTCAGCTCTGTCTATGGCGATGGCATTTCTCGTAGAAAGCATCTCAATCTGCTCTCCATTAACCACCTTACTCGTAGTCTTCAAGGTAAAGTCATCGCCAATTTCGAAGCCCATCTTAGTTAACTTGGCAAACTTATTAAGTTGTACCTTCTCAATTTCGCCCAGTTTTTCACCTACTTGCTTAAGTGGCTGCATCTGGTCAGTAAGATACTTGTACATAGAGTTGTTACTTAACTCTGTAAGCCGATTGACGGCCGCCATCGTAGTATCACCGATGTAGTTGTACATCTTACTGAACAGATTACCCAAAGCGCCGGGCAAGTGGCTGCCCACGATGTCATCAACCTGCCGAACTTGGTCAACCAGAGGATTCTTCGTGAACATATCAGCGAGGCCTCTCAGGGCCGGATTTCCTTGACCGATGTCAATTAACTGTTGGCTAAAATTCGCGGCATTAGCTTCCGAAATCGCCCGAGCATTTTGCATCTGCTCATACTCATTAAGTTTAGCCGAGTCAACTTCAATGACTAACTTATCCTGAGGGGTCAAGTCAAGCTTGTTCCAGCCAGCATCTCGAAGGCCGCTTGAGTTGACATCTCGATTAAGTTGCCCCTTGTAAAGCCGGCTCACAAACTTGGACTGGTCAGTAACTTCGTAGCCGAATTTTTGCACTTCAGCAACTAAGTCGTCGGCCAGCCCGAGGTCTAATTTACGCAGCAGATAGTGCTTGGTAAATCTATCAGCCATAGTCCGGTAAGATTTCGGAGTGGCCAAAACCATCTTAGAGGCAATTTGCGGCTGGTCCTCAATTAACTGTGCAAGTGCATTAGCGACCCACGGATTTTCGGGCGCCATTTTGTCCATAGCCTCAATTATCTTTTTATTCACAAGCTGGCCCTCTTTACTCACTTTACCCAGCTTCTCAGCATTAGCCTTAATTAAGTAAGCATAAGCTTCAGCGGTGTCAAAAGTAGGAGAAGTTACTCGAGGGTCAACAGTCAGTGTGTTAAGCAAACCTTTCTTGCCAACCCTGTACTGGATAAAGCCGGAGGCATCACGAGTAAAATCACTCTTCTTGGCGTAGTCAATGAACCTCGGCTTAATTTGTGCAGCCGGAGTAACAGTGCCATCTTCGTGAACTACAAAGTAGCTCTTCTGCGGATTTTTCTTGGCAAGGCTATTAACTTGGTCCAAGCTAATAGCCTTCAAATTTTGGCCCGCTTTAACAGGCTCATTTTTCAGCAAGGTCTTATAGTCCTTAATGCTGTCAGTAGCAGCTAAGAGCATTGGATTCTGGTCAGCTAAGTTACTCAGCACTAAAGCTTCACGCGGATTTTTCGTGAGCTTCCCAAGTAACTGTTTACTCATCTGGTCGTTCATTGACTTCATTTGAGTCAATTCAGCCTTGGCATCAGAAAACAGCTTCGAGTCGATTTTTCCCTTAGCAAGTAAATCAGAAAGGTCAGCCGTAATAACCTGCTCAACTTGGGAAAGCTGCTTACCTGATTCCTTAGCCGCAACAAAAGCAATAGAGTTATTAGGAACTTGTTCCCCGAAGGCGAAATTTGTGGTGGGCTTAATTGAAGCGCGCTGCTTGAACACTGAGTTAGCTTGACGTGTAAGCTGATTAAGTGTATTCTTGGCTTGCCGCATCGTTGCGATGGTCTCAAAAGCGGTTCCACCAAGCAGCAATCCCCAAGACCACTTAGGTGACTCCTTATACACATTCAGGTATTCATCAACTGCTTTACCATAAGAGTCTTCATAAGAAGCCCCTAAGAATGCAAGTTCACCAACTCCAGCTCTAGTTGCGGCCTGAGCAACATTGCGGCTAAGTGGGATAGCTAATTGAGTCGCCACCTCGCCAATCGGTTTAATGCCGATAGAAGCTAATGAACTGGCTTTCTCGTAAGCGGCCCACTGGCTTTTATTCCCATACCAACCTGCTTTAATTCCCATAGTTCGATTAGTAATTCCCATTGCGCCGCCAATTGACGCAAGGTTCCCAAGGAACCGCCCGGCGAAAAGTTGGGCCTCGTTGGGCTCGTCAGCCTGACCGGTAATTGCCTCGGTTATAGCTGCGTAACTCTCAGCATCATCGCGGCCATTAAGTCCGATGAAATCATAAGCTTGATCAACTATGTTGCGAAACCCATGGAAATCACCTGATGCGCCGGCTGCTCTGCGGGCAGAGTTAATTAAGAAGTCGCCAATGTTAGCAGTTGCTTTGGGTGTGTTCAGGGCCGCCAAGTAGCCGATTCCGGCAATTGACTTAGTAGTTTCAATTGCACTCATATTTTCAGTTGCCACCTTTACACCAGCGACAGTTTCACCAAGGCCTTCACCGACAGAGTAAGTTGCTTTAGTTGCATCAACAACAGCTTCTCCGACCGCTTTTCCGGCTTTAGCTGCTAATTGAGTCGGCAAGCTAATTGCGTCAACCAAGGAACCAGCGCCCTTAATTAACTTATCCATAAAGCCGCCCGAGGGTTCTCCGTGCTGTAAAGCCTGCTCACTTTTAATAATATCTTCCTGAACTTTAGCATCAATGACAGGAGCAAGAAGCTCGTCCATTTCAACTTCATCAGGCATAACAGTTTGCGCAAGACCATCAGGAGTTGACTCGTAGTTCACAAGTAAGTCTTCGATAGCTGCTTGCTGCTCAGCCTGAAGTTGGGCTTCATTAACTTCACCAACCTGCTTAGCAGCTCGCTCTTGCTTGGGCATCGCATCGTCAATTATCTCTTCTTTGACAAATTGCAACCCAAGCAACTCTTCCACTTCAGGCGGCAGAGCTTCATTCACGTTTGCCATTAGATGTACTCCTATTGTTAATGTTCCTAATAGACGCCATTTGTCTATTGCGGAATTGGTTAATTTGACTTGCTATAGTTGGAAGGTCATTGACAGCAGTCAAGCTCTTAATCCCATAGCTACCCTCAGTGTATTGAACTTGCTTAGAGTCGATAAACATATTGGTAACCTCAGGAGATTCCAGCGCTTCATTAACTATAGCATAAGTTTGCGGCGTGATTATCTTAGTTTTAACATACTTGTCAGCCAAGAGCTTGAGGGCCTGAAGACCCGTAAGCGGATTTTTTAGCTGCCTGTTAATTGCCTCTTGCTTATATAAGCTAACACCATTAAGTAACTTCCCCAAATCAGGGCGCCCTTTTTCGGCTACTTCGCCAAGGCGATTCAGCGTGAAGTCAACGAACTCCTGTTCAATACCCTTGGTAAATTGATCCTTGTTCGAAGCCGCAATCACAGAATCTTCATAGATTTTGTCAAAGTTAATTTGGTTGAGGTAGGCATTCTGAATATCCTTAGAAAAACCGCCCGCATTATTCCTAATCAACATATCTGCCATCAGAACATCAGTAGGACTTTCGCTGTTAAATGCTCTTTTATTCTGCTTAGCAAATACATCAGCAACAGTACGGCGTACGTGCTCCGGTAACTTGTTAAATTCAGATATTACTCTACCTTGATAACTTAATCTAGCATCACGCAAAATTCGGCCCTCAAGCGTAGCAGCTTCTTCAAACGGTACAGATTCATTTGCGGTTTCGAGAAAGTAATCAGAAGCTATGGGTTTGTTCTGCTGATTTAATACGCCATTACCGTTAATTGCCGCGTCGAATAATCTTTGACCTGCTTTACTTAGGTTGCTTCTAATTTCCTTAAAGCCTTCATCAGCTTCTTTATTAGCTACTGTCCAGCTTTCTTTAAGTACCACAGGGTCACCAACTTTAAGGGCTTCTTCACCAGCATTAGCAGCAGCTTTAGCTGCTACAAACTTAGGTTGCGTTGCATATTCGCCGCCGTTAAATTGACTTGCCAAGTCAATCCGCTGTTTATTAGAATCCTTGTAAATATTGTAGTGCGGTTGCCAAGCTTCAGCTACTTTAGTTCCTCCACCGCCGCCACCGCTTCCTCTACCACTAGCTTTCTGCCCAGCTCTATAGACATCAGTTAAAAGGTCGGCTGTATTAGGTGTTGAAACACTAGAGCTAATTGTCTCTCTTTGGTCTATGAACTGCTTCTGCAAATTTGCGGCCCGCTGCTCATCAAAGGGATTAGCTCCAGTAGCCAACATCATTCGAGCGGTGTAATTAAGGTCTTTCTGCTCTTTCTGCTTACTTAACTCGTTAAGCTGATTGTCCACCCGAGCAAGGTCTTGCTGATACGCGATGTCGCCGGTGCCCAAAAATGGTAAGATTAACTTGAGTGCCCCTGGAATTTTAGAGCTAATTGAGTTATCATACTCCTTGCGGATTTCATCTTTGCGGTTAAGTAACTGCAAAGCCGTTTCACTAGTGTCAATGTCATCTTGGAGCTTGGCTCTATTAAGTGCTTCTTGATGCGTGTTGTTAATTGAGTTGGCTTGGTCAATGTACTCCTGGGCTAAAGCGGTACCTACTGGAGATTGGGCAGCATCAAGTTCCTTAAAGGTGTTTTGCGGCTTCGAGCTACTCCACGAATAAGGAACTTTCTCGTGCTCAGCAATATAATTAACCAAGGCCTCTTCCGTCAACGGATTTAATTTACTACTATTTTCGGCCATAACTTAATCTCCTTCAAATTAGAAAAGACTGCTCGGACTAAACTTTCCCCCAATGCTGCTAGATAATTGGTAACCGCTTTTGCTAGTCGTGCTAGTCCCTTGCGATTTAGTTTCAGCACCTTTCAAGATGCCAAGCAGGCTATTGAGTGCTTCCAAGCTAATTGCCTCATCTTGTGCCAAAGAGTTAAGTAACACCTGGCTTGCATTAAGTTGCTGGTCGCCGGCTTGGGCTTCGAGTTCAGCACGTTTGCCCGCTAATTGAGTTGCTGCATTGGTAACGGCCTCATCATAGAAAGCCTGCACAAGCGAGTTGTCAGCAGCACCAACAGACCTAGCTAAGTCCTGATAGCTCTGGCCGAGCGCTTCATCTGACTGTTGCTTAGCAGCCGCCATAATAGCATCTACATCGATATTGCCATCTTCGGCAAGTTGACCCAAAGTGTCATAAGCTCCGGTGGCCCGAGGGTCTTCGGTGTTAATTAGGTCGCTATAAGCATCAAGGTTATCTAAGGCCGCTTCATTGAGAGCGTCAAGTAACTCGGACCTAAATTGCGTAGTGTATGAACTTTCCTGCGTCTTAGACTTCTCTTTAGAATAAGAGCCAGAAAGCTTACTGGTTAATCCGGTCATACCAAACATTTAATTATCTCCTTTCATCTTAATTAACTTTCTTCAAAATTGGCCGCTCGTTGCACAAGCCATAGGCGCGTTCTAGAAAAGCTGTCCATTGAACAAGGTCGCCACTGGTCTTAATTGACGGTCGAACGAGCTGGGTGCATTGAACTTTCTGCACAATTACCCGCTCAGTCGAGCAAGCACTCAGCAGGCACAGGGCTGCTATAATAATCAGCGCAACTGCTATTGCTGCTGTTAATTTCATTAAAGCGCTTATTAACTTCAACAGAAGCTTGAGTAATTTTATCATCTGTTTGCCCCTTAACTTTTATAAGTTCATTAACTTCAGTTTTCGCCCTAGCGTATCCAGCTGCTTCGCGGCGTTCTGCATACCAAATTGACATCATCAAGCCAATTAGCAGCAGGGCCAAAAAAGCGCCTAGGAGCTTAATGTTTCCCATTGCACTTGTCCTTTTCTGATAGCTTAATATGGTCAGTACCAGCGTCAAATGAGATGCTTACGTCTTTATACTTAATTGAGTACAGCTTAGAAAGCGCCTGACTTATATGTTCACCAAGCAGAAAGAGCCCAGAAACGCACGAGGCCCAAATTATGATATAGGCCATCAATTTAGTTTCCATGTGTGGCTCGTGTAAAGTAACTAGATACACAACAGTGGCGCATGGAATTACTGTAATTATCCACTTCCTTGAGATGAACCTAAAAGCCAGCTCTCGCTTGTTGCATTGCATCTTAAGTAACCACGAGGTGATAAACGGCACGAATGTACTCAGCAAGATAATTGCTATCAAAACTAAGCAGGGCATTATTTCAAAGTCTGTTGGCATTGCAAATTCCTTTCTTAATTAGCTTCTCTCATAATAATTGTACCAATAATTCGTGTAAATGTCAACTTGCCACTTCAGCTACACTATAGCAGTTAATGCGATACAGAACCAAAGTAAGCCGCCCCAGACCCACTCACCTAAGTTCCATGCGTTTTTGCCCTCGTCACAATTAAGCGCTTGGCAAATCAAAGTGGCAATTAGGTATGCAGGGCCCATTAACAGCCCAGACAGCATCAGGGGTATGGAGTATAAGGGTAAGCCAATTAAGAATGTCCAGACAAGGCCACGAAGGCACAAGCCGCAAAATCCATAAACTCTCGGTGAACTTATGTTCTTAATTAACTCATCTATAGCAGGGCACTCTTCACGAGAGCTTTGCTGCCCCGTAGTCAATTCACCTATATAGGTTCCCCAGCCACAAATCTGCTGGCCGAGGTACATAGTAAGGCAATTAAGTACTGCATAAGTAATTGGGCTTACAGCTTCGGGGCAGTAGCTCGAGGCAAAATTCGCCATAGTCAAGCCATACGTGAGTGGCTGCCAGAGTTTATTAAGTGGCAACTCGCCTAACCCAGGTAGCTCAAGGCCGCCCCGAATCCGGTTAACTAAAGCCCCGTATAGGGTTAGAATGATAATTGAGCATATAGTGTTAATCATCTTTAATCCTCCTAATCTTTCTTCATTAACTTATCTCTATGAATGCGGCAAATCTTCGAATTCAAGGCAATCTTGTTCTCAGCCATATCTCGGCGCAGCCGCTCATTAGGATTGTTAATTTGCACGAAGTAAACATAATTGCGGAAGAAGCCAATAACAGCCCATTTACTTGAACCACCAAAAATCGGCTTAAATTCCTTATATACATTATGACTTGGAATTCCAGAGTTGGTAAATTGTATCAACCTAATTGAGTAATCAGCTCTCTGAATAAGTAGGTAATTAGCCATTGAATGAAGTGACATAACTTTATTATTATTGTCCGCTACAACTATGCCTGTATTAGTAAAGCTAAGCCTGTTGTTTGGTATAGTATTTCCAGCTTGAGGCTGAAAATTGTAATCTAAGATAAGTAACGTATGTGGCGCATCGGTGTTAGTTCTTAGCACCGCTAAGAATCTATCAGAAGGTGTTGCATTATTCATTGCCCAAGGAGAGTAAATTGAGATTTCCTCTTCATTAGTCGAATCCCAAAAAGTCTGGTTAGTTGACATGACTCCGTCAATGTTCTGCTTAGATGTTTCAGCAGACCAAGATACTTTAGCATAACCAAGTGAATCATCATAAAAATTTGCTGTTTGATTATACGTAAACATATCAACCATAACACAAAATGCACCATATAAGCCATTAACATAATGATAAGAGCAACTCCATGGAACTGCTGCATCAAATTTCGACTTGCTGCCTCGATGCAGACATAACTTAATTGCCGTTTCCTGAGATACCCAAGATGCTCCAGTTGAATAAGAGCCACCTGACTCAAGCCCATGATGCTCACTTAATTGAGATTCTAAGCCGGGAACCCCATTAACTCTGTTTGCAATAACACCCAGCATTGTAGCATTATTTCTGAACGGCCCGTAAATTTGGCTACTACCTGAAAACCTAGAAACTCCACTTATGTATGCTCGCTTCATTAAGACCCAATTCTCAGGGTTGGCCGAAGCATCTCTGGCGGTTCGCAAGTTAATCTGATTGAGGCCTGAATCAGCGTAATAAGTAGATGCATACCAATGCTTCTGAGCTGGTTCATAAACAGGGCCAAACATCATGGGTGTGTTATCCTTAATAGTTACGGGACTTTCGCTTGAAGCGAAAGTTAATTGACTATCAAGATAATTAAAGTTACTTATCATTTCAGCACTGTCAATAGCTTCCTCGTCATTACTTGAATTAGCCGTAAATCCAGAACCTTTGAACCTAATCATGTTTCTAAATTGAACCGGCCTAGCCGGTAATATTTCATTTAGAGCACCACTTATGTAAGAAGTCTGTCTACAATTATATGTACTTTGCCCAGTACTTAGGAATCTTCCACGAAGCGTATCCTCATACATCTGCATATAAGGGTTGTAAATTGACCGTCCTGCGTGGTCAACATTATATTCACTTGTCATTTGAGGTTCATCTGGGTAAGTCAGAGTAAGCCCGTTGAACCATTCAAGAGGGACTAAATTCGAGGCCCCTTTTCCAAGGGGCCTTAATGAAGTTCTTATCACCATTAACTTATTCCTCCTAATTTACGCCGTGGTGTCATATTCGGCTTCAATGTTGGCTATCCATTGAGGCTCATAGCCAGGAAGCGCCGCCGCCGTCGAATTATACCTAAATGAGCGCCGCAAGGCAATTAACTTATATGGAGCACTTGACTCTTGGAATACTCCCTCAGAGTGGTCAATCCAGTAAGGTGTAACAGCTGAGCCGTTAATTGTAAATTCGACGCCGGTTACCAGCGAGCCGTAGCTTGAGTCAGAGCAGTCAATTAACAGCTCAAAGGTAATTACCGCATCATCTGGAATGCCGGCCGGAACTGTGATAGCAACAGGCAATTTAGCGCTGCCGGCCATATGAGTTACTCTAATTGTATAGTGCTTAATCTGGTTATCAAGTGTAACCGCAGCATTATCCGCAGCACTAATTTGAGAGTTCCTTGACATCACTTTCTCAGTTGCGGCACAGAGCATCTTGGCATTAAATGGCATACCCTCAGTCCAGCCAGCTAATGCTACAGCGAGAGAACCATTATCGTCAATCAAGGGCCAACCAGATGAATCTGATAAAGTATATTTAGCATAAACGTTATTAACTTTAGGCTCTATTGTAACTTGACCGATAAATGTACTTCCGATTCCGATTGAACCATCAGCAACAGCAATGTAAGGTGCTGAATACTGAGAAACATAGTAAGCTTGATTAGTAGCGTAATCTCGCGAAGCCATTTGCCAAGAATCATATTGTATGTTACTTGAGATTATAGACTTAATACGATACATATATAATCCACCATCAGCTAACGTACCTGGAGGGAGCATCACTTGAGAACCTTTCACAAAAAACCACCCACCAACTACCGGAGTTAATCCAGAGAATACTACAGAAAACTCCTCAACTGTGTTTGGCACTTGCGACACTGAATCAAGTACTCCATAAACAAGTTGCGTAATCGTGATATTCTGTGAATTACTGACTTCGACAACATTGGCCATCTGGCAGATAGTTAAGTCAGCAGAACACACAATGAACTGGTCGAGGTAAATTGCTCGGCTGCTTAACTGACTTAGGTTCCAATTAAGGTCTTTCAAGCCAAGCTCCGCTTCTTGCACAGAGGTAAACAGCTGGCTTTCGTCAGAAACCTGCTGAAGCAAGAGGAGGATTTGCCCCGTCTCAATTAATACCAGCCGAAATACCACAAATTTACTCATGCCGTTACTTGAAGCCAACAGAGTTTTCGCGCTCGTTGTCGTATTGTAGTAGTAAGGCTGAATGTTAGGTTGAGCCGTTTCACCGTCATGGTCATAATTAGGGTAGTAATATTTGAAGTTAATTGACGACATAGCCGGAAACAGCTTCCGGTCAGGCCGTTGCGAATTACCGGCGTAATTGATACCTTCCTTAATTAAGTCGAAACTTTGGCAGCTCAAGCCCTTGGCCGAATCTGAGGAAGTTACTTGAGCGGCGAAGTTAACTACCATTATAGGATGGTCGCGGCCAAATGTACTTGAATTAGCCAAAAACGGCCTAACTGAAAGCTCCGAGGCCGTTAAGTCGCCATCCGCATTAACATAGATGTTACACAGAGCTAAGTAAATGTCGTAATCTGATGTACTTATTTCTCCGATGCCGCTTTCATTAAGTCCAACATAAACAACTTGGCCTGCATATTCAGGCCCGATTGTAACAGTTTCTTCCTGATGTTGCACCAAGTCCGTGCCGTTAAACCACTGGAAGGACTTAAGTAAGATGGTATTAGTCGAGCTGACCGTGACAATATCGGCCGTATAGGGTTTAGTCAACCCAATTAACAAGTCCTTCTTTTTCGGCAACGTAGCTGAATTTGCACCAGATTCTGCAGTAACAGCAGACAGCTGGTCTTCAAGTTCCTGAAGTTCATCTGCTACTTTACTCCTAACAGCATCAGCTTCTACATTATTCATATCAGCACGAGCCAAGTCAATTCGGGCATTGTTCAAATAAACGCTAAGCGTCTGTCCGGTTTCGGTGCTGATTTCACGGTCGTTGTAGTCAACACCCTCTCCAGTAACATTAGCAATTCGTAAAACGCCTTTGCTCATTTTTTATCCTTTCGTCAATTAAGTTTAATAAATCCGCATGCGCATAAAGTTGCTGAAGCTACTTTGGTCGTAGCCCCAAACCACGCAATTATCTCTGTAGACCAGTCCATTCTTACTAAACCGGACATGGTAATTGGCCGGAATAATGAATTGGCCGCTCGAGCAACCCGAGCTGCTTCCAGTGAAGTGGCCGTAAAACAGGTGGTTCTCTAATTGAGTGCCATTTGGGTCAGAGATAATTATGTGGGCTGTCGAGCCACCCGGCCCTGCGGCAGTGGCACTAATGAAGACTGGCTGACTCCACGACTTATTACTTGTAAACAGCGACCCGTTGTACAATTCAGACGAGTAGTTCGGGGCGCCATTTGCTGAGGTCGACCTAATTAACGGCCGAACACAAGTTGAGGCTCCTTTATCCCAAATAAAGTAACTTCCTTTTACAGTTCCATTAGATGTTGCGCTACGAGTCCTAGTAGCTATTCCTTTAGTACCGCCTGAATCTAAGTAAAGCTGCATCTGGGCTTTAAGCGGGTTCATCATAGCGGTCAAGGTCGTGGTGCCGCCATTGCAGGTTACAACTCCATTGCCTTCCAAGTACTTAAGCGACTCGAAAGCAGTCCACATAGGCTGCTGAGAATTTCCAGTTGAGTAATCTCCCTGGAAAGTATCTTTGAAGCAAGCGGCAGTGTAATCACCTATGTAGACGGAGCCGGCTCCGGTAATGAAGTCAGTGCCACTTATTGTGCCATCGACAATGAGTTTACAGCCAGCTTCAATTGTCAAGGTGTACGCACTAGAGCCAATTAAGTTGAAACAGTGCAAAACGGCTCCATTTGACAGCGTAACATTGCTGACCATATTGAATGTGGCGTAAGGTGCTTCGACGCGTTTTCCGGAGAAGCTACTTAAGTTGGCATTTGAAGCATCTTGGCAAAAAATGAACCCACTTGAGTCCACTGCGGCGGCGCCGCCAAGTGACACCTTTGCTAATTGAGGGTTATTTCCAGACAGCACATCATTGCCGCCCTCGCTAATGAAAGTTCCTTCGTAGGTGTTTAAGGCCAACTTAGTTACAGGAATATTCTCAAGCTGGTTGATAATATCAGATGAAGCTACATTACTAAAATCGGCCCGAGCAAGCCAATGGCCTCCCGGAGTCGCACCATCGTGAATTGCCACTGTCCAGTTTCGAGTGTCAACGAAGAACTCTCGAGGGTTATAAACTCCATTAATTTCTTCCAAGTTACCGGAGCCCAACTGCGAAATTCGGCCTTGGTAATCACTGCTAGGTAATCTATCTGTCATAAATAAGACCTCCCTTAAATAAGTTAAATTGTATTCCTGTTATCTCACAAAAGCCTTTTACAGCATAATTGAGCATATGGTAAACGCCAGTATTGTAGATGTTGCCGACAAGACGGCACCCAACGAAGTATTTATCCTCAATTAACACCTTGTGATGTGGCAAGTTTCCGTAGGCATCAGTTGAAGATGTCAAGGTAATTGACACATCATACCCCATTGAGATGCTCTGGATCCACTCGAAGTCAGGCTCTTGAGTGACAGCGCAGTCAAGCTGGGGCGCCTGAAGCTGGCAGTCCCAAATGAACTCCTTCCTGTTACTTGACAGGTTAGTATCCACTCGGGTTATCACCGTGGTGCACTCGATTGGGATTTCTGGGACGAAGCTAATTGAGTTAAACTCGAAAAACGCGTCCACTCTATCAATCCGCTTTGCCTGCTGATATACATCTGACTCAAAACCGCAACTTAATTCAAAGCCGCTGCTCCACGTATTGTCATAGTCATTCAGGTCAGCAGCAAAGATGCTGTCATTCAGGTCTTCATTAAGCAAGCTGCTATTCAGGTCTTCATCGAATACGGCAGGTAATGGCAGCTCCAGCTCATTGAACTCAGGTTCGAGTGCATCGACTAAATGCGCTATGACGGCATCGGCGAGCGGCAATTCTGCATAGAGGTTAATTGAAGCACACATAGTATCAGGTTGCTCAGCTGACATGCTTCCAATTGACTCGACGTGCAGCCTGTTGCCGTAGTAGCTTATTTCGTTAAATTCTGTATTATAAGCACTGCGGTACTCGAAGTTCCAGAAGTGCTGGAAGTTAATGAAGTTAAACCCACGAACAGCAGTTAATGTGTGCTGCACCTTGAAAATGCGCCCAAGCAGCAAATCGATGCCAAGTATGTTCCCGTAATAGTTGACAACGAGGTAGCGAGTTTCCAGCAAGTCGAGGTATTCGATGTCGATGTCGATTGAGTTGAAATAGTCAATTAACATCTCATTTACGACCTTGAACCCGCCTGAGCCCAGAGAGCCCAAATCCTCGTAGCTGTAAAGGTTCTTGTCCGAGTCAATGAAGTAGACAATGCCAAAGGTGCTAGTTAAGCAGCAATCTCGATTGAGAATCCGATGCTTACTGACTTCCTTGAAATTGTAAACCAAAGCCGTGTTCAGCTCAGTAGCGCTAATTACGTTGTCCGATGTGAACACCAGAAAGCCGTTTTTCTTCTTCGCCAAGGCAATTCCCTTACCAGTGCTAAGTGAGTCCAGACTCTGAAAACCGGCTCCGGTACTTGTGCTCGGCTGGAAGTCATCTCCATTGCCAACAGCGCTCCAAGCGATGACATCATCACTCAGGGCAATTAACCTGTTATTCGTCGCACAGATGAACTTGGCACTCTGGGGGAACCCCGTGGGGTTAATTTGGGTGATAGAGTTAATTAAGTGGTCATACTTAAACAGCACTTGGTCACACAAGATGTAATAGTAGGCGCCAATGTAGTCCACGCTGACATTTTCGGCATCGCTGCTGAACATCAACAGCACTGTTCCATCGCCTGTGGTGACTGAGTACCGGTAAATGTACTTGTTTGTGATAATTAACTTCCCAGCATCATCCTGTAAATCGACTACCTTTTTCAGCTCGACGTTCCTTGAGTAAGGCATAGAAAACAGCGGCTTGTAGCCAAGGCCAGTCGAGTATCCATTGTATGTCGGGATAATGTTCGAGCCGTCTGTTATGTTAAGTTGATTGCCTTCGACTCTATTATAGGTTATACTAGGATTAAATATCAATAAGTTCTTATTAACTATTGAAACCATATTGCGGCCTCCTCAAGTTACAAGCAGTAGAACTTATAGTATCCTGTAAAGTCTACCGTCTTTGTGATTACATTAGTTAATTTAGCACTGACGCTAAGCAAGTTGCCTTCCTGGTCAACCATATAGTAACAGTTGTACTGACAGTCGCCGCCGGAAACTGTGAAAGTTAATTGACGGGTCTTTATGGACCACGCCAGCGACTCGTCTTGCAGCACATCCCAATCTGAGGTGGAAGGTACTGTAAGGGTTACAGGGGTGTAGTTAGTTGACTCAACAATGTCACTTAACGCCGTGGTCTTGTCAAAGGCCTCGGATATCTGGCCTAACTTAATTGTAACAGCTGTTATATCCCGCTGTCCCTTAAACATAGCTTTAAGTACTTCTTCCTCAAGTGTGCCACTTACCATATTAGGTACTGTAGCGCCATCAAAAACATAAGTGCCTCCGAATAGTCTCTTACGACCGCCTTTCTTACTGCCGCACTTACTTTTCTCTGTTGAAAATTCCATCTCAATTAACCTCCATTCTGATTAACGCCCGCAGCTTCTTCGAGGGCCCGCAACCGCTCTTCGATTATCTGCAAGTTATAATTAAGTTGCTCTATTAAATCATTGCTCTCTTCCTCGTAGAGAGGTAATTGGAGCGTTTTTACATCAGCCATCTCAATTACCTCCCCTCTAATACCCAAAGTTAGCGTAGCGCTCGTTCTGAACAAGTACAGCAAACAGCTGGTTGAACTCGGCGAATTCACGCTTGAATCGCTCGGAGTCGTCAAGCAAGCCATACAACTTACTTAGCGTTCCAGAAATTACCACGTCCTTGTAATCCCTGAGAAGCCAGTTTCCGTAAGCCGCCAATTCTTCCTCTCGTTCATTAACCTCTTCCAAGTCAAGCGCCTTCCATTCGTCGCTTTGGGCATCTTCTCTGACTAGCCACTCATTAGACAACCAATCGTATTTAACAAGTCGCTCAGCTTCTGGTATATATTCAAACTTCTTTGGGAAGCTATAATATGTTATCTCAATTGACGTCGGCTCTTCATTAACAGGTAAGCCGTAAATTTCACCTAGAACATTCTGCCCACTACCGAAGACAAAGACATACTTCTCGCCCACTTTGTACCAGTAGTTGTTAAGTAAGTTCTGCCCAACACTAGGCTGATTGTTTGGCGGGTATAATCCAAGCGGCTTGTAGCAGACAGAGTTAATTAACCTTACATCTGGATTGCGCTTCCATACCCACTTTGAGGCACTTTGAAGTTCCAAGTTAGGCGTGTCAGGTGTCAATTCAAGCTGCTTCAAATCACTTTGAAAATACTGCTTACTGTGAATCCTTGAGATAATTCCCTGAGCCAACTTAACAACAATGTCGCGCATATCAATTCTATTTGACAGTTCACAGACATCATCTACAATTTGACTAAACATCTCAATTACCTTTCATACGAAAAAAGCCCCAAGGCATTTCTGCCTCAGGGCTTTAATTACCTTTGTTACTTAACAGACGGCAACGGATTCGAGCCCTTAACTAAGTTATTAAAGTTAAACGACTGCGCCGAGCCCACATTGCCAGTGCCAAGTTCATTGCCATCATTCTGTCCATTGGCCGCTTCTGCATTTGCTTGCTGCTTTTCTTCTTCGGACTTAATTGCCTCAACAGAAGCAAATTTAGACAGCTCCTTGGAAAACGGCTTGACTTCATCGGCCGAATCCAGCTCAATGAAGCCGACACCATTCGCCAACTTAATGTGGCCTTTGGAAGTAATGAGGCTCCGCAGGTTCTTATTATAGACTCTAATTACACACTGCATAATCGTTACTCCAGATGGATGTTACTGAGAACGCCTCCGGTATTTTCATCTGCATACTCAAGAGTGAGCTCAGAGGTAATTACGTTGGCCTGACCGTCCATACCTACCGGAGTCGCATCCTTGATTTCGGCGTCGGTCATATAACCAATCTTAATCAAGCCCGGGTGGTAAATCAGCATCGACTTGCTAAGCGACTCAGTCTGGCTGAACAGCGGGTGAGCAAGAATCTTAACTTCCTGCATTCCCGGCAACTGAAGCGCATACACGTCAAGGCCATATACTTTAGTCGCAGTCCCAATCGGGTAATACGAGTTGCCGGCGTCTCTAATGAGCTTGTTGAGAATATAAAGTACATTGAGAGAGGTCATGACAACGCGTTCATTAGGAACACCCTCAGGGCAAGTCTCGAAGTTACTGTACATCCATTCCTGAATTGAGTCCAAAGTTGCAGCGGCGGCCAATGCAGTGTTATTCTTAACAATGCTCATCAAGCCGTCCATCGTGCTCAACACTTCAGAGCCGTCAACCTGATTGAGAGATTTGCGACCAAGCAGCAAAGCCATTTCGATGTCCTGCGCGTGCATTGACACGGCATCTTCCTTATTCTCCGTTGCCTTGTTTCCGGTGATGAACTTAATGTACTCGGCAGTACGAGTCGTGCCCCAGCCATTGCGGAAAATCTGGCTGTAATTCATACGGGGAACGCCACGACGGTACTTAGGATTCGGCGCCAACGAACCCTCTTTTTTGGCAGTACCCAAGTAAAGCAGTTCGTCATTCTGAGTTACTGTGGCGGCCGTCGATTCAGCAAAGCCACGAACGACAGTCAGGGTGTTACCGGACACGGCACTAACAAACATATATTCATTAGTCTTAGTGTTCATAATCACGGAAGACGGTTCAACCACAGCACCTTTATCTACTGTGATAGAAGTTGCTGTGGTTTCTGCCGCCGAGGCAATTAACTTCGAGCTATACGGCTGCTTCATGAACCAGTAGTGGATTTTTGAAGTCAGCTGAAACTGAGCAGAACCCGAACTCAATGCGAATATCGGGGCAGTACCGGCCAGCTGAGACCGGAACAATTTACTATTGAAGCTATCAAGCCGCTCTGCATTGATACCTCCTTGAGATGAAAAGATTCCTGGAATCATCTATTTACTCCTTTGCTAAATTTACTTACTAATCAACAAGTTACCGAAGAGGCCATCAAGGTCTTTACGATACTTGTCCGCCGCTTTCTCATCAGCGCTCTTACTTGAGAGCTTGTTACTGAAGTCCTGCAAAAATGTCTTAGTTGCTTCAGTTGCCTCGTCAAGCGACTTGCCCTGCTGCAAAAACCCTTTCATTACCTGAGTAATAATCGGGGCGGCACTTGGGTCTTTCATCAATGGAATCTCCCGAGTGGCCTTGTCTAATTGACTCCTGCTTGAAACAGCCGCCTGAATCTTGTTGCTGACATTGCTGTCATAAGCATTGAGGCGGTTTTCAATGGCTTTGTCAATTACACTGGTTGCATCATACAGGGCTTTGCCGTAAGCGCGCTGTGCTACAGAGTTAATGAAGTTTCCCAACTTACTTGGGTCTTGCATCAGCTCGGCGGCATCGTATTCAACGCCGTCAAGGAAGTTCTGCTTCGCTACATACTGCTTGAATACATCGCCGGCATTCGCTTCACCCTGCTGGGCACCCTGTGCACCATGTGCTGCTTGCTGACTTGCTTGAGTCGGCGGCACCTGCTTGAACGGATTAAGTTCTTCCTGCGCCTCGGGCTGACTTGACGTAAAGACTTGCTTGAGTCTGGCCAAAAACCCGGCATCATCGTTTACTTGTTCGTTTTCAGTTTCCATTTATTTTACTCCTTTATTCTAAATGTTTTGACTGTTTTGGTCAACAGGTATTTCCTGCTGCTGTTGCTGCTGTGCCATAGCCTGCTGAAGTAACTGGTAAGCTAAGTTCCTCTGCTGTATTGGCAATGAGTCAATCGGCGACTCTTTCTTGAACATACTGAAGTCAATTTGATGCCCTGTCAAGCTGCTCTGGTAATCGAACAACTTAGTTAAGTCATACTCCTGGGCAACTTGTGGCAACTGGATTAACTTGTTAATGAATGTATCCATCTGCTGAGCTTTTATATCTCTATCAACTCCGGTCATTGCGGTAGTAATTGAGTACATAACGCCGCGGCCGCTGAACTCGCCTACGGCGGTAGGAACATCATTGCCTTGAGCGTCTTTGACCATCAGGGTAGCTTCGTAGTCGAAAATCGTCTGGATGTGAATTGACTTCAAAGGCGTAATTAACATCGCCTGAATTTGGCGCGCCATTAACTTCGTAGCCTTGCCCGACGTCTCAAGTGCCTTTTTAGCCTGCCACTCAGTTGCTCTGTCGAGGCTGCTCATTAAGCTAGCTTGGTCAGTCGGCATAATAATCTGCATTATGTTCTTCATCTGGTTGATGTCACTTAAGATATGCTGAGTATCCGGCGCATCATTGAAGTGCATTATGGCAGACCCAAGCGACTCGTTAGGCTCGGACGACACCGGAATCCACGGGCACTCGTCATCAATTTCCTTAGCTTTGGTGATTTCATTGAGTGATATGCGATTTCGGTCATAGAAATTGAGTCCGTAAACTTTCTTCCGGTCGCCTTTTTGCTTCGTGTTAATTAAGAAGTTTATGAAGCATTGAACAGGCGTAAGATTTTCAGCCGGAGCAACTCCAGGGAATATCGGGGCCACAACTACGGGAATGACTCCATTGGAACTGACTTCTGCATTAACCAGCGTCTGTCCGATGTAAGTCAATTTAAGCAGCGTCTTAGTAAGCGGCTCGAGCCCGGGAAGTTCAAAGCCAAGTAACTCAGGACATACCCGCACATAGACAGTTGTCTTGTTAATGAAGTTCTCTCTTGTAATGTCGCTATCACGTTCGGTGTCGTGCGGCAAGGGGTTGAAGTCAAGTATGTACTTGAAGTCCATTGGGTTGTTCATTGAAAAAACGGCGCGGTAGCCGGCTGTCCTACTGCACTCAAGTAACTCAGAAAGTTCCTTGTCGCCAACTTCGGGGTGCAGCGCTTGATTGAGTATGTCTGTTTTGGCTATGCTCTCGACGTAGGCGCAAAAATCGCCACATTCGCTAAATGAGCGCATATCAGTTAATTTACTGAAGTATAGGCAGCCGGGGTTAATTAACTTCAGATTCACACCGAACGCCGGATTCTCCGTGACGCCCTCTACGTTGAACTGGTTAATTGAGTCCTTATCCCAACGAGCTTCCACCGCAGCAATGCCATAATGAAGTATGCACTTGAACGCCTGAAGTAACACGTTGAAATGGTCGAACCTCGTGAAGTCCTGACTCATACGCTCCGCCACCGCTGCTACGTATTTCTGGTTGTTCGGGTTGCCAAAAGCTGTGTAGCTGTCATTGGAACTTATAAGTAAATTGACGAGGTCAGAAGCGGCCTCATTAAGTTGGGTTGCAGCAAGCGGCAGCTTAATATCATTGCGATTTTTCATCTTGCTTAACGCGTATCGAGTAATCCGGCTTACAAGCTCTTGTATGTTGCCGAGGCCCAAAGAGCCGCTCCGAGTTACTCCGTCATAACGGTCAATTACCCCGCTTCGGCCATACAAGTCAATTAACACTCTGTCGCAAAGGTGCACTAGGTCGTTGGTCGAGTCGCTGCACATACCTACGAAGTGGCTACAGTAACTTCGCAACTCCCTTGACTCGCTATAAGCCTTAAAGTTTTCTACTGGTGTAAACATATTAGGTACCTTTCTGTTTATAAACTACTTGCTGCCGCGATTCGCTGTAACAACTCACTTGAGTATCCTGACTTACTTAACTTCCGATTTTTGGCCTGTTTGATTTTCTCAAGTTGCAGCTCAAGCATCTGGCAGCCATAGGCCTCTACGTCAATTAAGTCATCTGAATTGTCTTTGCGCGTCGGGTCAAAGGCAAGTAGCTGAGTAATGGTTAAATTATCATTATCACTTAAATGATATACGCCTTGGTAAAGTAAGTCAACAAAAGATTTTATTCTAGATGCTTTACTCTTCTTGAGCGTTTTTAGCGGGACGTAGTCAATTAAACCGCTACTATCATTCACTGAGTCCATGTACTCAAACATTGATTTCAAAGATGCTTGGTACGCTTCGGCCTCGAAGCCCACAATTGAGACATTCCACTTACTGCACATATCCTGCATCGCGGCGTACAAAGCAACTGGCGATTCTCCATAAGCTACCCTTGAGTCGACTATCTGCCAATGGGGCGCCGGGGTTTCGTAGTAACAATGAACTGCCATTGTCTGAGCATGGCCCCAGGCCGCTTGGCTGATTGCTGGGTCAATTGTAATGAATCCGTATTCATGCTCACTTGACTCTGGATCAACTTTGGGGCTTCGGGTGATTCGTTGCAAGTCAATTGACAGCGTATTTGCAGCCACGGGGTCATTGAGCATTTCGGCACACCACTGTCCAGCTAAGCCCTTGCTGGCATACTCGTTGTATTCAGCTATGAGGTCAGCGAAGCTGTTAAGCTCTGGCCACAATGGGGTTCCGTCTTGCTTGAGAGCACTCAACTTAATTGACGCCCATTTTGGGCTCGCACAATTCTCATTGACGATGCTGTTCCTGTTGACGATGTTGCCCAACATAATTAACCGCCCCTGTGGACTCAGCGCCTTAATGCAGTCAGAGAAGAACCAGCGCTTGAGCTTGTCAAAGAGGACTTCGGATTCATTCTCTTGGCGGTCTTCGAGGTCGTCAACTAACAGCACGTCAATTCGGCGATTATTAACATTGTAGCCTCGAATCTGGCTGTTTGCGCCAAAGCTGCTCATATTAAATGTGTGTCCATTGAGCTGAAAACTGTATTCGCCGCGGTCGAGCTGCTCCTTAATGAACTTGGGTACTCCAAAAGCCACCATCATGGATTCAGAGCAAATTAAGTTCCGAATGTCCATTAACGCCTTTGTGGCAAGCGGGCTACTGTGGCTCAAGTACCCAATGTTCATATCTGAAGTGGCACCGTGAATTAACCTGCTAACAGCTATTTTGGCAATCGTGGTCTTGGCGTGCGACCGTGGGCAAGCAACACAGACCCTCTTAATTGACTCATCAATAAAAAGCCGGAACATCTGCAAGTGGAACTCCGGCGTGGGCAAGAGGTCATCACCTGCTTGAGCGCCCAAAGCAAATTGAATGTAGGCGGCTTCGCTGCCAAGTAGCGTCTGCCGCAATTCTTGTGCATTAACTTCATATAACATGTTCGCCTCCGGCTGCTTTAATTGTTGTACTATCAAATTTAGCTTCTCCGGCTGTTCCAGCTGCTCCGGTGGCGCTTGATGGCAAGTCAATTAAGTCATCAACTTGCTTGAGCATCTCAATGCCGGCCGGGCTCGTTGCCTCCGCTTGCTGCACAGGTTCAAAGTAAGCTTCTATCTCAGAGCCACCTCGAGCAAGTCGTTCCATGTCCTTAGCAGTGAAGACGTCGAGGACTTTGCTGGAGGCACCTGAGCTACCCGAGCTACTTGGCACAGCTGGTGCTAATTGAGCTGTCGGCTCAGAAACCGGCCCCGCCACTGGCCCCGCATTTACCAGTGCATTAACGACCTGCTGATTAAGCTGCAATGTGATAGTCTTAGCTCCCTCGACCAGCTGCTGCATAGCCTGCTGCTTGCCTTTATGTGACCTAATTGCCTTATTTGCAACCGCCGCGGCCTTGAGGGCGAAAACCGGGTCTGGCCGTGAATTAAGTTCTCCAAGAACATTCTTCAAAGCCAGCACCTCGACTTCGTCCCACTTACTTGAGGCGTCTGCCGAGTTCAGGCGCTCAGCCGCTTCCTGTTGGGCAATTAACTGCTTCAGCTCAGGAACTTCTAGGAGCTCTGCAAGCTGATTAGGTTCAAGGTTCAAGAAGTCGGCCATCATTGCGGTGGGCATTCCAGAGTTAATTAACTGCACCAACTTACTCCGCGCCCCTGAGTTAAGTGATTGCCAAATGCTCCCACCAGTGCTTTCGCTAACATTGTTTTCATTATTGCTTCCCATCTTACTTATCCTTCCTGCTTGAGATGAACTTTGTGGACTTGTAATTAACATCTTGCAGCAGGGCCCAGCCCCGAGGCGTCCTGTAATAAGGTTCCTTAATTAACTTCTCAAGTTGATGGAGCTTCTGCCAAATTTCGGGCCACCCTTGCTTAATCAACTGAAGCTCCTTGATATTCCTACTGCGGCAACACCAGCACCCCGGCTTAATTAGGCCTGAAGTGTAAAGCCGCCCTATTGCCCAGCCGCGCCTGCTTAACCACTCTATGCAATAAGCCTTGCTGCGGCCCTCGGCGATGTTTGGGTTAATTAACTTGAAGTTCTTGAGCACCAGCACTGAAAGGCGGCTTCGAGTCAGCTCAGCTGAGCGCTCTGTGGCGCAACCGAAAATTAAGTGCAGTTCTAGCTGCTCTTGAGTAACTTTCTTCAAGTACTGCTCTTTGAGGTACCGGTTTATGAGGAGCCACTTAATTGACTCGCCCCATCTCAATTTACCTCCACACCAGCCGCGGCCCCGCTGCAACCGTTGCACGAAGCCCTGCCACTGGAGATTCTTACTTGCATCTCTTGGCCTATAGAGTTTCTCTATGGACTTGTGTAGCATTTCATACTCAAGGTGGCCTTGCAGCTCGGTGAACTTAATTAGCTTCTCCTTACAAATTGCCTTGAGCGCCTCGGCCGCCTGCTCCTGTTCTGGCCACTCGAAGCCCAAATTGACATAGACAAGTTCATCGCCCTGCCCCAGGTCGCCCCGCTCAAGTAACTCACAAAAGGCCATTAGCGCCCCTGCACTCATTTTGGCCAGTAACACCCTAGTGGTTTTGCGGCTCGTGGCCTCGTCACTTGATTCTTCATTGATTAAAGTCATTGCTTGATTCCTCCTATTTTAGCTAGCTTACCAAATAATCCAGCAAATGTCAACAGGGCAGCTACTGCAATTACTATAGTCAATATACTATTAAGCAACTACTTCTGGTAATTCGAGGCGCTGACAAGCAGCGGCTGACCAGCCGAAGTCAATTAGCTTCACAACCAGAAAGCGGCCTCAGAGCATCTATGTGGCAAAGCTCCATTAAGCCGGTTACTCGAGTTTCGCGGCAAGCCGCTCTGACCACTTTGGAGTTAATTGACTTGTGAAGCTAATTAGCACCCAACTGGAAACCGGCCCTCGAAGCTGCTAACGCAGTTAATGCAGATTCACGTGTCAATTAAGCATCAGCCGGCTGGAAATGGCAATTTTCTTGCGAATTTGCTGAGGGTACATTTATATACGCCGGAGCCCTTCACTTGCCTTTGGGGATGCAATAGCCCCTTTTGCACAAGGCAAAATTTTTTGGTATTCTAAGCAACTTTTATTTGACAATAAGATTGAACTTTGGTAGAATACCTTATATAAACAAGGTTGCATAATTTTGGCATGGCTGAGAGAAAACGACGCCTCAATTAAAACCGGATTTATTCCTTGCGTCTAATCGACGCGCCTCTAAATTAAACCGGCGGCTAAGCCGCCGCTTAACGTAAACTTTTAATTAAAAGGAATTTTGAAAATGGAAAAAGAAGAAATTTTAGAAACATTAAACAAAATCAGCGCGGGCGACGCCGTTAAAGTAACCGTTGATGACAACGGCAATTTAACCGCCACTGTTGCCGGCGAAAAAGCAAAAAGTGTCTCCGTCCGGGTGATTGACGGCTTCTCTAACCGTAACTTATCTTGCCGGCTGATTAAAGACAAGCAAGGCAAATACGACGTTTTATACACGAATATTCCGGACG